CAGAAGACTCAACACCTGAGAATCCAATCAGAAGATTCATCATTGGACCTCAGATCTTCAACATAATCAGAGGAGCACTCATGGATCCAGAGATGGAGGAAATGCCAACTGATTACTTGAAGGGTGTGGACTTCAGGATCACCAAGACAACTAAAGGTGGTTATGCTGACTACTCAACATCAAAATGGTCAAGAAGAGAAAGACCGTTGGACGAGGCAGAGAGAGCCGCGATCGACACACATGGGTTGCACAACCTAGGTGACTTCAGACCAAAAGAACCAACAGAAGCAGAGGTTAAAATAATCGCAGAACTATTTGCGAAATCTGTGGAAGGTGAGGCTTATGATCTTGAGCAGTATGGACAGTACTTCAGACCGGCGGGCGTGGCTTACCAAGGTAAACCACAGGTAGCAGTACCAACAGCATCGGCTCCAGCGGCGACACCAGTGGCAGAGGCGGCTCCAACAGCGGCACCTGTGACTGAAAGTGCACCAGCACCACAACCCGAGGCGGCTCCGGCGACGGCGGCTCCGGCGGGCGACAGTGCCAAGAGAGCGGAAGACATCTTGAAGTTGATTAGATCAAGACAAGCAAAATAATCTGACATTTTACCAAGGCCCTAATATTGACGTTAGGGCCTAGGTATGCTAAAATAGATGACACAAAGGACAAAATTATGACAAAAGTATTTGACGCAACAAAATTTAGAAAGAGTATCACAAAGTCTATACAAGGCTTAGGCATAGGATTCAGCGATCCCACAGATTGGATCTCGACAGGAAATTACGCATTGAACTATCTAATGACCAGTGATTTTAACAAAGGAATTCCACTAGGCAAGGTAACTGTACTCGCAGGAGAATCAGGAGCGGGTAAGAGTTACATAGCATCAGGAAACATTATCAAGAACGCACAGGAACAAGGCATATTCGTTATCCTGATAGACACAGAGAACGCACTAGACGAACAGTGGCTACAGGCATTGAATGTAGACACATCAGAAGAAAAATTATTGAAATTAAGCATGTCCATGGTAGATGATGTGGCTAAGACCATATCAGAGTTCATGAAGGGTTACAGAGAACAACATGCAGACAACAAAGAAGGTGCACCTAAAGTACTTTTCGTCATAGACAGTCTGGGCATGATGCTTACACCAACAGACGTAAACCAGTTCGAAGCAGGAGACATGAAAGGTGACTTGGGTAGGAAACCCAAGGCCCTGACGGCACTCGTTAGGAACTGTGTGAACATGTTTGGTAGTTGGAACGTGGGACTTATAGCAACCAACCACACATACGCATCACAGGACATGTTTGATCCAGATGACAAGATATCAGGTGGTCAAGGTTTCATCTACGCAAGTTCTATCGTTATCGCGATGAAGAAATTAAAACTTAAGGAAGACGAGAAAGGCAACAAGATATCAGAAGTGAGAGGTATCAGGGCCGCTTGTAAGGTAATGAAGACAAGGTACGCTAAACCATTTGAAGGTGTACAGGTCAAGATTCCTTATGACACAGGCATGGATCCCTACAGTGGATTAGTTGACCTGTTCGAGAAAAAAGGTCTATTGGTTCAAACAGGAAACAGACTGAAGTATGTTGATAAAGCAGGTAAGGAACACATAGACTTCAGGAAAGCATGGACTGGCGATAAATTAGACATGATAATGGCAGAGTTTAAAGAGGAAGCACCCAAAGAAGTGGAAGACACAGATGCCCCTATCGAAGTTGAAACAGAAACAAAACCAAAAGCAAAGAGTAAAAAAGAAGAATAATGATAGACTTTACACACGAGGATATCGAAAGGTTATGGAACTCCATAACACACTACGTTCCAGAGAGACAGAAACTGGACTGTGCCATAGACTTCATCAAAAGCCTAGAGGACATAGGAGTAGAGCACGACGAGATCAAGGCGTCTGCTGAATACGATCCCAAGTTAGAAGAAGCGATCAACACTGTGTTCGAGGAAGACGAAGAGTCAGACGGATACGGCGAAGATGATTAATTGGTACAACGAAGTCAGCAGGAACCTAGCAAAGATACCAGACTGCGTGGCATACTTCGACAAGGAATTGATCGAGGCCAAGAAGCAGTGCAAGATCTACGGTAACTTGGAGAGAGCCAGTGCGGCACTACCGGGCATAGTGGAAGAGAGATTCAGTCAACTGCAACAACTGGAAGCCATATTGGAATACCTAAACATCGAGTTGCGGAGATTGAGATCAAAGACCTTCAGGAAATACTTGGAAAATTACAACAGGGCGTTGTCAAGCAGAGATGCAGAGAAGTATGTGGATGGTGAGGACGATGTTGTCGACATGGACAAGATCATTAACGACTTCGCACTGATAAGGAATCAATGGCTGGGCATCACAAAGGGACTGGATCAAAAACAATGGCAGATAACAAACATCGTAAAACTGAGGGTAGCAGGAATGGAAGATGCAGACATCAAATAGAATAATACTCACGGACGTAGACGGTGTGCTACTAGAGTGGGAACACCACTTCACCAAATGGATGTTGCAGAAAACATTATTTGATGAGAAAGGTGCCAGGTATCACCCACACAGACTACTACCAGACAAACAGAACACATACGAGATGGCAGAACGTTTTGGTGTGACAAAAGACGAAATTAGAAAACACATAAGAGAGTTCAACAGGAGTGCTTGGATGGGTACACAGAGGCCTATGCTGGAGTCACAGACATGGGTCAAACTGTTAGCGGCAGAGGGGTGGACCTTCATACCAATCACATCACAGACATCTGACATACCTGCACAACAGTTACGTAAGAAAAGATTAGGCGAACTTTTTGGGGATCATGTGTTCACAAATTACCACATACTAGGCACGGGTGCTGACAAAGACAGTGCTTTAGCCGAGTTTCACAATACCGGGCTGTATTGGGTCGAGGACAAGCCAAACAACGCTGTAGCCGGGCTCAAATACGGTTTAAAGCCTATATTAATAGACCATCCATACAATAAAGACTTCGATCATCCTGATGTAATACGTGTGAATAATTGGAAAGAAATACACCAAATAGTTTCAGGAAGAAAATAACAATCTAAATATTTTTAGTAAAGATGAGTTCGATGTTGTGTTTTTTACCAATTCTGTTTGTCCAAATCTTATATCCACTGGTTTGATATTTTTCCACTATCTCGTCTAATCTATTAAAGTTTACGTCTGTGTTGCCTATATCCATTTCGCATTCACACAGGATCACTTTTGCCGGCAAAGACAAATCCAGTATTTCATTCAGCATCTCATACCATCGTCCTTCCACATCTAATTTTATGATATCCACTTCAGGGCCGTGCTGATCAGCGATCTCTTTTAAATTTGTTGTTTGGACTTCTATCACATTCTCATATTTCTCCGGCTTATCTAATTGGAAACATTTGCCATCGCCAGCGACGTCGTAAAACTTCATTGTCTGCCCTGCAACTGTGTCATAGGCTTTGCTAGTATGAATAATTTTATAATCACCTCTATTGGCACTGTCTGTGGTCTGTTTTGATAGCGGAGTTGGATCAAAGGTCAAGATCTTTGCTGTGCGATTATCTTTCCTGCAATTGACTTCGTACCTAATTTCTCTGGAAACTCCAAAGTTCCAAAACATTTTTGCGTTTTTTCTAACATGATCGGGTGTGCTATATTGTTTGTACCGTGTCCATCCTTGTTGATTAACTACACCACCACTGGGCGATAGAGTAAACCTGCTTTCGTACTCTCGGCAACGTTGTGAAATCTGCATACTGAAATATTTATAGTTAAATATTGATGTGAAAATATACGTAGGGCACGACAGCAGAGAAGACATTGCTTACCAAGTCTGTGAGCATTCTATAAAAAGAAGAGATCCGTCAGCAGAAGTCATCCCCCTCAAGCAAAAACAGATGCGAGACCAAGGACTGTACACCAGGCCTGTGGACAAATTGGCATCAACTGAATTCACGTTCACAAGGTTCTTCGTACCATACATGAATGACTTCAAGGGTTGGGCAGTGTTCTGTGATTGTGATTTCCTTTGGAAGATTCCAAGCCATGAACTTGTGAAATACTGTGATCCAAGCAAAGCGGTTGTGGTTGTACAACACGACTATGCACCAAAAGAAACAACCAAGATGGACGGACAGGTACAGACATCTTATCCCAGGAAGAATTGGTCAAGCATGGTGTTATGGAATTGCGAACACCCCAAGAACAAAATCCTCACACCAGAACTATTGAACGAAGAATCACCAAAGTTCCTACACAGGTTCAGTTGGTT